GTGGTATTGATTATCCCACCCTGGACTTTCCAAGTCCACTAAAGCAGAGGTAGTTACACCCCTACTACTTCATGTACCCACGCCTCAGAGAACCTGAAGCGTGTTCGATCGCGAATCGAATAGGAGTTTCCTCCGATCGATTGACTGCTCGCAAACCCGAAAGGGTCATCACTAGTCAGGCCTGCCATTTGTAAACGGCAGAGTAACACACCCCTATGGTCTCCCGCCTCTGGAATAGAGGTAGGACCGTAAATGCGAATGTGTGATCCCTCCCAACCGAAGTCAGAAGGTCGCCTTTCGATAGGCGTCAAAGCGGCATCGCATGCTGGATTTGCAAAGTCCACCATGAACCCAACGTCACCAAGCTGTTTAGGAACTCCAACGCGGAAACGCTGAGGCACCGACATAACAAGGAGTCGATGGTAATCACGCATAGCGCGAGACTTGACATCATCAGTACGATGACGGTAGGCCAAGTGCATAACGCGATTAGCGGCTTTGAATACTTCCTGGACTGAGGTGATCTCATCTTTTATATAGATGGGCTGACAATCTACGCCATCGTTGTAGTGCACTCCGCACGATTCCCGGAAGGGACCCGTGCTAAAGGACTTATCCTGATTAAGGGTAAAGCCCAGGAATGAACTGACACGCTGGAATAACGCGACAGCTTCGCTTGGTATGATCACGTCGTCACCGTAGACTCTTACACACGGGTCTATCCCGACCACCTCGCAAGAGGCGGCGGCTAGTGCCCAGAATATCAGAGTTTCAAGTTCGAACGTGAACCCATTCCCCATTGAGGAGAACTTTTCCCAACGAAACTGCTTACCGTCAAGTACACCATGCCGCGAACGGCTGGCGTCCATAACGTCGAACCACGTATTATCCTCGACTAGCAAACGTACCACCTCGCGAGAGATAGTATCACTTGCAGCCTTGAAATCCAACGTGGCCAACTGTCCGGTAATTGACCCTAGTCTAGCAGCGGATTGGTTATCTCGCTGTGACTGTAGGTCGATGCCGATTTTGCTCTTCAGACGCTTCCGAATCATCTTCCCGATTGAGAGTTGAAACCAGATGTTTAGGTCCGGCTCTATCGCAATCGATCGATGCGTCTTGGCGTTTTTGGGAACAAAGGTAACCTTGTTTCCGCTCACGATAGACAGACGAGTATCTGCTTCGAACCAGAGCGGGTAGGCCTCCGGGAGGAGGTCTCTCACAAGTTCATGAAGGGGATACGTAATTTCGACTGAACGTCGAAATTTCTCTTCGGCGCTAGTATCTCCTTTGACAGAGGTACTAGAGCCGGGGCCCCATGCCCCTTGGTCAAACCACTCGCTCGAACAGAAGTCTCCTAATACCTTGGAGATTTTATGCGCCGCCGTTGCAATAACGGAAGCACACTCACCCACATACTCGGGGTGAGATCCAAGACCTCGAAGACGACGGTTCGTTTCAAGACAGCTGTGTTCAGCGGCTTCGAACTTTTCCACGGCGACCTTTTCGGGGTCGGTAGGTAGAGTCAAAAACTTTGCCTTCGACAGCAGATTACTTACTAAGTAATCATCTCGAAATCTGTGGGGCCATAGATAGTCCCCAGGCTTTGACGTCAGTTCCAACAACTGGCTATGCTCGTTCTCACGAAACATAATCCAAGCTGCTAGTGACCGAGGTGTGTCGATAGCCTCGAGCAGTTTGTGAAGAGAGCGAACCGAGATATCGTTCCGCACACAAGACAGGTTATAATTCCCTGCCTTAGCGATCTTTCCTGATCGCTGCTGTCTTTTCCGCATAGAC